GTAGGCCCTGAGGCTATGGCAATGATATTCAAGGTCCTCTTCGAAGACGCCAATATGCCTGAGGTCGTGATCCCCAGCGGACTTGAGATCAGACAGAAGATGGACGACAAGGACAAGCAGCAGGGCGAGATAGCCAAGATGCAGACCGACGCCCAGAACAAGAAGACCGAGGCCGGACTCAAGGCCACGGAGCTCCAGATCAACGGACAGAAGGAGATGCACGCAGGCTCCCTGAAGCTGAAGGAACAAGAGATCGCACTGAAACGCGAAGACAGCATGGCCAAGAGCCGTGGCAAGGCACAGGAGCTGGATAGCCGCGAGAGGCAAACAGCCCAGCGTGCACTAGCTGACGCCGAACGGGCCAAGGCTGACAGGGACTTCAATGATCTACAGGACCGCAGGGACAAAGCGTTCCAACTCACGGACACCGTGGACCAAGGTAACGAAGCGCCGTCTGACGTAGCAAGAGATCGCATGGGGTACTAAGGAGGAACCATGGCAGTATCAAGGAACATAAGAATTATCAGCGTCAAAGGCGCTGTAGAGACGAAGCTTAAGGCCCAGAGCCGCAATGAGGTGCTGGACGAATGGCTTCAACTGAGCATACGAGACCTGGAGCATCGCATCAGGTACTCAAAGGAGGAGACACAGGTACTCCAGGGTGCGATACGCGCTCTGGACGATCTACAAGAAGTACTCAAGAAAACCTGAGTCTCATAGGAATCCTAGGGCCCAAGGGCCTTAGCCCCTAATGAATCACTAAAGGAGCATGAGAGATGGACCCATTAGAAAAACTGAAGCAAGAAGAAGCCGAACTTGAAGCCCAGATGCTTGGTAACCCTACTGAACCTCAGCAACCTGAGGAACCAGAAGCTACCACTGTGGACGATGGACTTGAGAGAACCGAAGAGGAGCTCGCTGCTGACGAGTACATGATGGACACCATTACTGATGGTGACGCCTATGAGCCCCAGCAACCCGAGTACCCTGAGGACCTTGAAGAGCCAACGGAACCGCAGCCCCAGAAGCCGAAGCGCACTAACTGGAAGAAGCGTTTCACGAACTACAAAGCAAGTACTGACGCCACAATCAACGGACTCCGAAGAGATCTAATTGATATGCAGAGCGCCAATGCTGCTGTAGCCCGTGAACTACAGCAACTCCAGGTAGCATCGAGCCAGCGGGAGGTACAAGGTGATATGTTTGAAGGTGCCTTTACTCAAGAGGACGAGGATACCTTCGGGACTGAGGGTCTCGATGTCGTCAAGAAAGCTGCCAAGGTAGCGATCGAGAGGCAAGTGAAACCCTTAGAGGCGGAGCTACAGAAGCAACGGGATGCAAGAGTACAGGACCTGACTCGTGCTGCGGCTACGCAAAAGCGTGCCCAGTACCAAGAGTTCCTAGGTCGCCTGGAAACTCTGGTTCCTGAGTATGCTGAGCTCAATAAAGACAAAGGCTTCCTTCAGTGGCTTAGTGGGGCTGACCAATACTCTGGCTACCAGAGGGCGGAACTGTTTCGTAAGGCCGAGGCATCAAGGGACGTGGCACGTGTGGCTGACTTCTTCGTGGAGTACCAGAGCACCGTGGCTCCCCCAGTGCCAAAGGACGTACAGAGACAAGTGACCCCAGTGGGACGCGGGGGCGGAGGTCAGCAAGTGAACCCGAAACCAAAGGACCCCGGTATGTACCGGCAGTCCGACATTGATAAGTTCTATAGTGACGTAATGAAGGGCCTATACAAGGACCAAGCAGGCGTCATAGCAGCCACTGAGGCAGCGATAGAACAAGCGTACGTGGAGAACCGCGTACTTAAGAACCGATAGGAACCCACGAGCCTAAGAAGCTCGGGGCTCAATAATAATGGCATTAACTCATACTCCAAGTACTCCTGCAATAGCAACTGTAGGAGCCGTACGACCGCCTTCGACTGACCTGGCGAACCCTCGTAGTGACTACAGCGCCGCTGGCGATGTAAACTTTGTACCGATTATCTACACCAAGAAAGTACTGAGGAACTTCTACGAGAGCTCAGTGTTCTCTCAAATCTGTAACACCGATTACGAGGGAGAGATCAAGGCCCAGGGCGATAAGGTCGTTATCCGTAAGACACCGGATATCACTGTATCACCTTATGCCGTTGGTACCCAGATCACCTACGAGGTGCCTGCCAAGAACTCTACTGAGTTGATGGTGGACCTGGGCATGTACGCCGCGTTCCAGATCGACGACGTTGACAAAGCGCAGAGCGATCTGCCGTTGATCAACATGTTCGCTAAGGACGCAGGCGAACGCATCCGCATCGAGACCGATCGTGAAGTACTCGCGTTCATGTCCGATGGCGCTGCTGCTACCAACAAAGGTGCTACCGCTGGGGCTATCTCAGCTAATATCAACCTGGGCATCACCACTGCTCCGGTAGCTATCACCGCTACCAACGCGACGGAGTTTATTGTACTCCTGAACCAGGTGCTCGACGAAGCCAACATCCCCATGGAGGGACGCTGGGTAGTTGTACCCGCAGGCTTCTGTACGCACCTCAAGACCTCCGACCTGAAGGCCGCTAACATCACTGGTGACTCCACTGGCGTTATCCGTACAGGGCTCATTGGAATGGTCGACCGCATGAAGGTATACCAGAACAACAACCTGCCCGCAGGCGTTGCTGGTGGCCTGGCTGCTGGTGAAACCGCTATAATCGCAGGCACCACTGAAGGACCGACCTTCGCTGCGAATATCACCAAGACTGACACCGTGAAGATCCCGGACAGCTTCGGTGAGTACTGGAGAACTCTCTTCGTCTACGGACGTTCAGTAGTTCAACCGACTGCCCTCGTCAACGCTATCGTTGCCGTGTAAGCAGCATATAGGGGCCCGAGTCGCTAAGCGTCTTGGGCCCCGCCCTTATTAAGGAGGACACAAGGAACAATGGCACTATTAACTAACGAAGATGTACAATGGTACGTAGCGACACGCAAGGACACTGGAGCACATACGGTTCGTAATGAGAAGTACATGGAGATCTACGAACGTGAGTACGAGCGCATACGCGAGTTCGATACGATGGAGGAGGCCACAGAGGCCTGTAAGATCCGACAAGCAGCCGACGAGAAGATCCAGGAACCCAAGGCCGACAAGAAGATTAGGGCCGCTAAGATCCGCGGTGACATCAAGTCAGGGTCCAAGGAAGACGAGGAGCTCCGCGCCAAGATCATTGCGGAACACGAGGAAGAGAAGGCCAAGGTCGCTAAGCCGCCTTCGAGTAGGGGCGCTAAGATGGGTAAGGCCACAGCTAAGAGAACAGCCGAGGTAAGCCCAGGCGTCTCTAAGCCCACTAAAGCTAAACTGGAGTAACAATGAATTACTTGACGATCTGTCAGCGAGTGCACGACACAGTAGGCTTCCAAGGCCAGTTCACAAGTGTCCTGACCGGAGGCTACCAAGCGGTCATTACACAGGCCGTCAAGGACTCCTATGAGGACATTCAGCGATACCGTAAGGAGTGGCAGTGGCTTAAGAACCATAGGGACGTTAACGTCTCAGACCTTAAGTCAGAGTACACTCTTGAAGAACTATGGGGCGCAGGGTTCACTCAGGACCTTGCGTCCTACAGGTATATCAACTGGTACGACACTAGTGGACCCACGGTCCGTAAGTTCCGATTGATACCAGTGGAGTACGATAACTTCATGCTCATGACGTTCTCTGAGCCCCATGAGCCAAGGCTATATAGCGTTAGGCCCTGGGACAAGGCGTTACTGATATCCCCTGTGGATGCTAACTATACACTGGACTTGCACTATGTCCAGACTCTGGACCAACTAGTCAACAACACTGACGAGCCACAAATACCACTGCGGCACCAGCAGGCTATAATCTATGGTGCAATCATGAAGGTCTCCACGTACACCGGAGACCCCACGCTCTATGATACCTACAGTGTCAAGTACGCTGAGGAACTAGGGCAACTAATGCGAGAGGAGAACCCAGCTAGGGCGGTCACTAAGCGACCAATAGCATAACGAAGGAGCTCTGAGTACAATATGCAATATAGGAAACCTCGGAGACGACAGAATCGTACGAAGACCATCATATTCACAGGTGGACTTAACGACATCGTCACCAACCTTGAGCTGAAGGAAGGAGAGCTATACCAGGTACGCAACTACCAGGAGATCGACTCCCCGTACCACGGATACGCAAGTATCGCAGGGTACGAGAGGTTCGATGGTAAGACCCCTCCAAGCGAGACGGACCTTGTGGTCATACCGGACGACGGTAACGACGACAACACGATCTTTCTTATGGAGGCCCCAACGGGCTCCGTTGATATCTCTGAAGTAGGCAACACCGTAGCTAACCTTGGCGTTACTGTCATACCGCTGTTCACCAAGTTCGATGGCGGTACCTTTGAATACAGTAACGACGGCCATCAGCGAATCACACAGATCATAGGAGCCGCATTCAACAGTGGCTTCAGCACTGCCTTCGACGTGGGCCCTACCTCAGGCCAAGGTGGCAAGGGTGACTGGACCATAGACATTCAGTTACGCCCTAAAGTACGCACGCAACGTGAGTACATACTGGAGCGCCCTGGTGCGTTCCGTTTGTCCATTGACCCACAAGGGTACCTCAAGTTCGAGGTCTCAAGTACCCCTGCGTATCTGTACGACTTCTCCATTGACCAAGTCAACAGAGCCATTAGTACCGCGGTCTATACCCACGTATCCATAGTAGCCAGAGACAAGGTCATGCGAATGGCCCTCGATGGTATACCGCTGGACGACGCGCTTGGGGACATACTTGAGGCTCCATACGACGATATGTACGAGACCACAGCAGACGTATGGGTCGGAACTGACTACCAGGTCACAAGCTCGTACAACGGCTACCTTGACGAACTTAGGTTCTCTAACGTGGCCCGTTGGTACGAAGCATTCAAGCCACCCGAGTTACGCTACTCTGATCCAGGGTACGAAGAAATCAATTACTACGATAAGGACCGTGAGGACCAAAGAGCCACAATAGGCGAGGTCCCAGGGTCAGGCCCATGCACAGGAGTACACGTGTACCAAGGTGAGGTCTACGCACTACGGGACTCCGTAGATGGCCTCTCCGCGGCACTGTGGCGTGCGAAGCGTGTGTACATAGGCGATGACATAGACGACGCAAGCAGCGGCTGGGAGCTGATAGACAATACCTTCAACCCAGGAGGCCGCTTGGACGCTGAGAACTGGAGGTTCTCTGGCTCCTTTGCCGATAAGCAAGTCATGTGCATGGTCGACGGCGTATCGCTGCCCAGGATCTACGACAAGAACACAGAGACCATGTACCTATTCGATGGCGTTGAGTCCGCAGGCATTCCGGATCGACAGGACCCTCCGAGGTATGCTCACATTTGCTCAGTGTTCGACAATAGATTCGTCATGGGCTACCACGAGAACGACATAGTCCTCTCGTCCAAGACGGACCCACGGGACTTCACTGGCGGCTACGGCGATCAGCTCCTCATAGGCGACGACATCACGAACTTCCAGGAGCTACCAGGAGAGGCACTTGGTATCTTCTGTCGCAATAGCGCTAAGGTACTTACGAAGATACAGATACCTACGACCTCTGCGGCCACACCGGACTTTACGTTCAAAGTGGAGAACTTCAGCCGCGAGGCAGGAGCAATGCCTTGGTCAGCCGAAAGAGTGCTAGACAAGATACTCTACGCAGACGACAGAGGCATAGTGGACTTCAAGGCTGTCGACACCTTCGGTGACTTCACTGCTGCCTCGGTTACGAAGAAGCTCAATAGGATCTACCTAGCCAAGAGACTTCAGATCACCACGGCACTGGTGAACAAAGAGACCAATCAGTACCGATTGTTCTTCGACGACAATACGAGCCTGTGGCTCACGTTCCTGAAGGACAAGTTCAAGGGCGGCACGTTCATAGAGTACAATACGCCCGTGCTAATAGCCACGGACGGAGAGGACCCCGATGGCAACATCTGGAAGTTCTTCTGCTCCAACGATGGCTTCATTAGACAAATGGACTCTGGTACTTCGTTCGACGGCGACGAGATACGAACGGAACTCTTCACGTCCTACTATCACTACAGTACCCCACGCGACTGGAAGACCTTCAGACGTATGGACTTTGAGATCACAGCGTCCAGAGGCACACAGTTCGCGGTTAGGCCAGTGTTTAACTATGACGCAGCGAACATGCCTGATACACTTTGGTGGACACCAACGACCAGTGGCTTCGGTGGCATATGGGGCCTGGACGACTGGGGCGAGTTCACCTGGGGAGGCGCAGCAATACAGAAGGGCGTACATTACGTAAGAGGCGTGGGTACGAACATGAGCATTGAGATGCGTACGCAGAGCAAGTACTTGGCTCAGCATGTGATCCATAACGTGATCATAGACTACGAAGTCAACGATAAGCAGCAATAACAGAGGACAAACAATGGCAAGCAATAGATTCTTCGACAACTCAGGCCTGGGCATCGTTGATGGTACCACGGCTAAAGCGTCTCAAGTAAACAGTGTAACCAACGAGACAAACAAAGGCTTCGACCTTGTAGAGAGCGAACTGAACAACATCAACATAGGGGCACTACTGTCCTTCGCATGGGCCCAGAATCCACAGGGCGACGAACCGGACTCAGTGAACTCTGTCTCTTATACACATCTCCGAGCCCACGAGACCGTACTAGATCTCGTATGCCGTCTTCTGCTTGAAAAAAAAAA